ACACCTTCTTGAATGCGGAGCCGGTAATCGGCAGGCTCCAGAGCATCTTTTCATGCTCCGGGCGGTACTCCGTCATCACCTCAGTCAACTGATAGTTCATGTCCTCTTGGACACGCTGGGCCGATTCTTTCTTCTCGGGCGTCTCTTTGCCGATGATTACCGTCTTGACGGGGCCAGCAGCCGGGAACGTCTCTGTGATGCCTTCGGCTTGGAAGCGAACCACAGACTCGGTGAGCATGGGGTGGAACACACCGCAGGCGCCGTTCCAAGGCTCAGTACGCTCCTCGTACTTCAGGCCCAGAAGTTTGAGACCTTCGATGTAGGTTTGGACCCATTCTTTGCGATCGCGCAGGTCTTTCTCAAAATCTGCGACCAGCTCAGACCCAAGGGAGTCGAGGTCCGAGTCACTCATGTAGTCTGCTAGGTTGGCGTTGAAATCTTCCGGGCCTTCCGGGGCCGGGGAGAAATCGATCTCCATGTCGCCAATCCCAATCGAAACCGAATCGGGGTTTTCGATTTCAATCTCAATCGGGGTTTCTTCAGCGCCCAGACCCATAGGGGCGGGGTAAAGGGCTTTGTCCATCGAACTGGTCGCCATAGTGAATCCTTAAACTGTGTAGAAGCGGTCACGACGACCACGGAAATAAACCGTCTCTTCGGGTTCGTCTGACTCAATTGGGATAAAACCGCCCTGCCGGAACCTCAAAAGGGCCTGCGAGGAGGAGTCGACCAAGTCATCGTGGTCGCCATTTGGGAAAGATGCCATTTCTTCCATGAGTTCATCAGCCCAGCGGGTGTCTGGGCACCACACCACTCCAGAGGCAAAGAGGTCTGAGATCGCGTTTACACGCGCAATCTTATCCTGTCCTTTGCTCGGTGTGTACTCCGAAAGCGGGATTCCGGTTTGCCTTAGTTCATAGATCAAAGGAGCCCCGGCGGCCTTCTTCTCCACGATCAGGGTGTCCGGGTTCCACTCCTTGTACATCTCCACGGCCTTGGCCTTGAGGTCAGGGAACTCCATCCGGTCCTTAAATGCGTCCAAAAGGATGATGTTGTTCTTGTAGTTGCCCTTGGAGTCGGGATGTTTAAACACACCCCATGTGGTGCAGGCGGAGTAGTCTGCGCGGTTGTGTTTTTCGAAGGCGGTATCCCAAGATTGAATGATGTACTCGCACTGCGGGGGTGTATCAGTCTCCCAGATACGCCATTGCTCGCGTTTAACGATGGCGCCTTCTTCGGATGTGGGGTTTTGCTGGTACTGGGCGTTCCATTTGGACGCAGGAATCTCGGCTTTGATGGCGTCGAGTTCCTCTTTCTTCCAAAATCCGGGCCAAAGAGGGGTTCCAGAGGGCAAAATCGCGGGAAATTCGATGACTTCCCACTCATCTGTCCCGTCTTTTTCGCTGTTTTTGAGGATTTGGCCGGTCAAATCACGCTTTGCCCAGCGTGTCATCACAATAATGATGGAGCCGCCCGGCTGAAGACGCTGACGCGGCCCGGAGGTGTACCACTCATACACCCCGTCATAGACTGCCGGGTTGTTTTGCTTGGCCTCCTGCTCCGAATGGGGGTCGTCAATGATCAAAAGATCAGCGCCCTTACCGGTTACAGCACCACCCACACCAATAGCAAAGTAATCACCCCCGGCAGAGGTATTCCACCGCCCTGCGGCCTTGGAATCCGAGGAAAGTTCCGTCTGAAAGACCTTCTGGTAGGCCGCAGAGGAGACCAAGTTCCTCACCTTACGCCCGAATCCAACAGCCAATTCTGCGGTGTGAGCAGTCTGGATGATCTTTTTCTCCGGGAACATGCCCAGAAACCACGCCGGGAGAAGGTAAGAGGCAAACTCCGACTTAGTGTGCCGGGGAGGCATGTTGATGATCAACCGCTTTAACTCGCCCCGGGCCACCCTTTCAAAGGCATCAGCCATGATCTGATGATGTTTCCCCGAAATAAACACGGGCCACATCTGGGAGACAAAGAACACAAAGGACTCACGGCATCTCTCAGCCTTGTCCAAGTCCAACAGCCTTTGAATCTTCTTTCTCTGATCCAGCCCGACCAGAGGAATCATCGCCTCATAGTCATCAATCTCCTGCCGGGTCAGGAGGGTCATAGAGCCGCAACCTCACGAGCACTGCGGTCAATCAATTTGATCGAATTGAACTTATACGGGCGAATCACCAACAACCCCTCATCCTGCAATTTATGCACGATCCGGTGAATATTGGCCTTGGACTTCAATCCCACCCCAGAGGCTATCGTCTGATAAGACGGAGCCATCCCGTACATCTTGATGTACGCCCTGATGAAATCAAGAACGAGTTGATGCTTGTCCGGCACGCTCTTGCTCCATCAAAACAATACTCTGGTACGCCAGACGACATTCAACAATGCACCGGGTCGCCTCAAACTTAGCCTCCTCAAAATTGCCCGAGAGCATCGCCTCATGCAACTTCTTCAAGGCATTCTCAGCCATCATCGTGGGATAAGCGTAATCAATCATGGCAGCAGTTTAAACGAAGATGAGAACGTTCGCAAGCATCTTTTCAAAAAATATATAGGGGGTGGGGGTGAGATGCGAACGTTTGCATGGGGGGGTCTTTTCGGGGGAAATGGGATGAGTGGAATACAGCGTAGGGCAGGGGAGGGGGCCCCAACGGCCATGTCGGGGGGTGGGGGACGGGTGGGGTCGGCCCTAGCGCCACCTGATGACCGATCCCCCCTTGCGCGTGTAAACGGCTACGCTGCTTCGCCTGCCTCACGTTGCACTGACACTGCGTCGGACGCTGCGCTCACACTGTCGATCACTACAGGCTCGATGATCTGCGCCTTGCTGATACGCCTGACGTTGCCAACCAGCTTGAGGTGACGCGATAGCTCCAGCTTCAACTGCTCCGCTGAGAGTGAATCGTCCTCCTCTTGCGGTGCTTGCTTGAACATGCCGACGGTCTTGCCCATGAGTTCTAGGGCCTTGAGTTTGCTGCCCTCCTGCTTGGCTTCTTTGCTCAGATCAAGCAGCGACTTGATGACGTACCGTTTCACCGCCACTGCATCATCCGTGAGCGCTTCCACCGTCTGACCCCAATGCTCTTGCAGCATCCTCTGAATGCGTACGTCCTGTGCCAGCTTCCATGCATTCGACTTGAGTACCCTGTCGTTTGCCTTGGCGTTTGGGTATGCCTCTCTGTACGCTTCTAGTTGTGTCTTTCCCTCTATCAGACCCTTTGCGAACTCCATCATGCTTGCTGTCATCGGACGTTGTCTTGCTGTCCCTGGTAGTTCTCCGTCTGTTCTCCTCTTAGGAGGTACTGCGTCACGTGCCATCCGTTCCGCTTCGCTCAGACCGGGCCCGGCATCATCACCGTTTAAACCGTCGTCCAGCATCACCTCATCCAACCGCCGCAGTAGCTCATCCTTCGACGTTCGACCATCCCGCCGATCCTGTCCGTCTTGCATCATCATCAGATTCCCCTTGCACTGTTTAAATCACCATCACCGTTCGCATCCTAGCAGGTTATCCACAGCCTGTGAATAACTAAAAGTTGTCCACATCTTTTCCCCAAGTACCGTCAGTTTCGTGTCAGAAACCCCCGATCCAGGGGTTGGTATCACCCTTGCCCCGATCGCCCGTTTAAAGCAATGTTGCAATGAAAACGTACTACAAATCTTATCCGCAGTATCCACAGACCCCTGTGGATAACTCCAACTTGTCCACAGGTCTGTTGATAACTTATTAGAACCTTTTCATTGCAAACCAGCCTCCCTGCTTCCATCCTGACCCTACCCATACCTACCCTGCTTCCACCCCTTCCAGGGCCTCCTAGGCCCTTGCCTCAGGCCATCCTGATCCACTAATAGAAGGCGAAACCAACCCCCCGTTCTGGGCAATACCCGACTAAGTTGTAGGGTTGTTGACAGGTCGATTTAAACGTGCATAGAATGCAGCCATGCCAGCGTGAGAGTTTGCGAACGCCTCATATCACTGGCAAGGTGCATGGCCCTATGAGCCCATGACCCCCCGATGGAGTTCGGAGCGAACGGCCCGCGATAAGGTCGGTCTGAGGCGAAACCCAAGGGAAGCTTGGGAGCAAGTCAGGCAGGGGCAACGCCCTGCACCAGTCCACCGCGACGGTAGAGAAAAAACCACTTCCATATTGAAGACGCTGCTTGCAGCCTGATGCCCTTTGGGCATTGGAGTGCATGTCGCACTTAACCCGGAGTCAACATGAACATCACCGTCTACAAAGTCAAATACCTGTCTTCCACCGACACCAAACCTAGCCGATTCAAGGTCACCCGACTGGATGACGGCATCTCCCGCGTGATCGGCTATGACTACGGCGCGGACAACGCAGTGACCCACGCCGTAGGCACGGCTTTCAGCCAGAACCCGGACTCCCTGCAATTTGTCGGATGCCTGACCAAAAACGAATCTCTGTACGCAGGGGTCTGGCATCGCCCCGCCGCCTGACCGCAGCCTGATAGCCCCGCCGGGGCTATTGGAGTGCAGTCCGCACTATTCCCCCAACCAACCCGAAAGCACCTATGAACAATATCGCCGCCTTCGACCTGATCGTTTCTTCCTGCAAGCGGGAACTGACCCGAGTGCAGAAGGAATTCATCAAGAACCCGACCTCCGATAACTGGCAGGCCAACACCCGCGCCATGCTGGCCTACCAGCAAATCATTTACGCCGCCCTGACCCCCAGGGTCGATCGCGCCGCCCTTGTCGCTGCTGTCGGTGACGCACCCGTCGACCAGTGGCCCGACGTTATCTGCCGCGCCACTACCGGCCTGACCTGCGCTGAAGTCCTCGCCTGACCTCACCCTGATGCCCTCACCCCGAGGGCATTGGAGTGCGATCCGCACTTAACCCGGAGGCCCTATGACCCAACAGCAAATCGTCGACCTGTTCGACTCCACCAATATCACCCTCGCGGAACTGTCCCGCCTGTCGGGCTGGACTGTCCCGGCCCTCAAAAAGCTTTTGATGGGAGCGTAAACATGGACACATTCACCGCAGTGAGCATTGCAGAGGGCCTGACCGAGGCCAGCGAACTGGAGCAGATCGAGGCGTGGCAACACCTGATCGACACGGGCCTCGCTTGGAAACTGCAAGGCTGGTTCGGTCGGCAAGCCTCCCATCTGATCGGGATCGGCCTGTGCCGCGAGCCCCACGAACAGTACAACTGATGAGCCTTCAATAGGCGAAACCCCCGCGAGGGGGTCTTGTGCAACTACCCGAAAGCGAACCATGCAAACCAACATGAAGTACCTGCAAGCCGCCCGCGCTGACCGCGCCGCCGCCCCTGTCGCCGCCTCCCGTGCGGGTCAGTGGATCAAAGATAACCCCGTGGCCTTCGAATGGTTGGTCGACCGCTGCGACAACAACCCCTTCGCGGCCTCCCTGCTCGACAACCTTCGCAAATGGGGGCGACTGACCGACAAGCAGACCGCCGCCATCCATGCGTCCATTGCCCGCGCCCAGATCGCCCAGGTCAAGGCAGACAACGCCCCGACGGTGTCGGTCGAGCCGATTGAGACCGCCTTCGCCAAGGCCCAGGCTGCGGGTGTCGCCCGCCCCAAGCTGCGTCTGGGTGAGTTCACCTTCAGCCCCGCGCCCGCCACGGGCAAGAACCCCGGCGCGATCTACGTCAAGCACTCGGATGGGACATACCTTGGCAAGGTGGCAGGCTCCCGCCTGTTCACCGTCGCAAGCGTGAGCGGCGAGGTCGAACGCGAGATTGTCGGGGTGGCACATGACCCCCTGAACGCAGCCATTGCCTACGGCAAGAAGTACGGCAAGTGCAGCGTCTGCGCCCGTACCCTGACTGATGAGGCATCGATTGCACGGGGCATCGGCCCGGTGTGCGCTGCTAATTTCGGCTGGTAACCCCCCCACTGATGACCGATCCTTCTGAAAGCAAATCATGGAAAAATTCATCCCCAACCTGCTCCTGACCCTCGCAGGACTCGCGGCCCTTGTGGCCTTCACCATTGCGGGCCTCGGTGGCCTGCTTGGCCTGATCGATCCGATCCCCGCCATCATCTACTGCACCGTCAGTCTGGGCGGGGCCCTGTACGCCGGGGGAAAGGTCGAATGAGCACTATCGCAGGCTTGACCTGCCTCCTGTACCTGCTGGTTGTCGTGATCGGAGGGCTCACCGTATGACCCTCGGACAAATCAACATCTGGCGATATGACGTACTGCAAGCGTACCGCGAGGCCATCCGGGCCCGACGCGCTTTCAGTCACCGTCGATATCCCTCCATCCTAGTCGGGTAAATATCACCCGTCATCCAGCCCTGATATTATCGGGGCGTCCCCCCGTTTAAAGGTGCAACATGTCCCGTCAATTCTCAACCCGTGAAGAGTGGCTCACCGCTGGCATTGAAGAGGTGCGCTCACTGTTCGACCTGTACTCCAAACCCCTGCCCGCCCGCATCCGGGTGTCGTGCGGATTCCCGTCCACCGCCCTGCGCTCTGGCGCTATCGGTGAATGTTGGATCAACTCTGCTTCGGCAGACGGCACGTTTGAAATCCTGATCCACCCCAAGTTAGCCGACCCGGTGTCGGTGTTTGAGGTGCTGGTGCATGAGCTTTGCCATGCGACCGCCGGGGCCTTCAATCATGGGGTCAACTTCCAGAAGATCGCCAAGGCTATGCACCTGCAAGCCTGCGGCTCGGGCAAGCAGCCGTGGAAGGCGACCAAGGGTGACGCTGACTTTGTCGTGGTGTACGGCGACATCATCGCGTCCCTGGGCGACTACCCTCACGCCGAATTGAAGTCCGACCGCCAGATCAAAAAGCAGACAACTCGCCTGCTCAAGGCATGCTGCCCGTCCTGCGGGTACACCGTGCGCCTGACCCAGAAATGGGCAGAGCAGGGCATGCCGACCTGCCCCTGCGGCGACACCCTTTCCATCTGACCCTCAACCCTAAGAAAGCAGACCATGACCCTCGCACAGACAACCATCCAAATCGCCCGCCTGCCCATTGGCACAGTGGCAGGTGCTTACAACAAGTATCAGACCAACCCCGTCCAGGGCATCACCAAGACCGACGCAGCCCGCTGGCTCGCGGAGCAGGTCGTGAACGGGTCCATCGGCCTCACTGATGTGATGAATGCGCCCGCTGGCACGTTCGCCAACGCCGCCGCCATTGACCCCGCGATCGGGGCCAAGGTCGATGCCACTGCATCGGTTGCGTCCAAGGCCCAGGCCGACGCGCTGTCCGCGCTCAAGAAGGCGGGTGATGTGGCGGTCAGCGTGACCCATGTCGCAGACCTCGCAAACCGGACGCATGATCGACTTGCCTCCCTCGCTGAGAAAATCGACGGGCTGAAGGTCGACGACCATGAGGTCAAGCTGGCGGTGGACACCCTGATCGGTGACCACTTTTCCAAGTGGGCCAAGCTGGTCGAGGACAAGGGTGCGGTGCAGTTCATTGCCGACCAAGTCGCAGCCTACCGTGTCGCCAGCAAGTCCTGTTTCGAGGTGTTCGGTGTCGATGTGTTCGACGTTAAGGGCCAGCCCCTGATGGTCGATGTGTGGAATCACCCCCAGGCTCCTGCGGTTGACCCGGACTTCATCTGGACGGACGGCATCCTCAAGCACCTGCTGCTGTCCGACCGCACGGGAGAGAACCTGTGGTTTGGTGGCGAGAAGGGCACAGGCAAGAGCGAGACGGCCCGTCAGTTCGCAGCCCGCACTGGTCGAGCGTTTAAACGCATCAACTTCCACAAGCACACGACGGTTGAAGAGTACGTCGGCGCGGTCGGGATCGAGGACGGCAAGACCGTGTTCCAGCCTAAAGATTTCCTGCTGGCCTATGCCATGCCCTCGACCGTGCTGCTGCTCGATGAGGTGACCAACGCCGACCCCGGCGAACTGGCTACCCTGAACGGGTTTCTGGAGCCGAATGCCTGCGTATCATTCGGTGGCCTGACCCACACCCGGGCTGAGGGTGTCCTGATCATTGTCGCGGACAACACCTTCGGCAATGGTGACGACTCGGGTCGGCATGCTGGCACTCGCATGCAAAACAGCGCCCTGGTGGATCGGTTCTCGCGTGTCGTCGAGTTCCAGTACCTGCCCGCCGACCACGAAATCGACGCGATCACCCGCCGCAGCGGTTGCCCCAAGGTGCTGGCTGAGGCGATCCATGAGGCGATCACCGTGGCCCGCCACAAGGTCAAGTCTGCCGACATTGTGGACGCACCGTCGATCCGTTCTGCTATCGCCTTCGCCCGGGCGATCCGAGTCCTGCCCCTGCGTGAGGCGTGGACTTCCACCGTTGTGGCCCGTCAACCTGTCGAGTCACACGCCACCCTGATGGGCATCTTCGATGCCTGCATCAGCCCCACCCTGTTCGCTGACAACCTGTGAGGACACCATGAAACGCTACTTTGGATATCAGTTTAAACAAGCGGTCGAGGAGTTGACCCGCAAGGTCGCCGCTGAGTTGCGTGTACGCTGCAACGACATCGAATGGGTGAACTACATCCCGACCGCAGGCACAAACCGGGCGGGCGATGTGTTCTTCGCTGATGTGGCTGATGATGCGGTGCTGTTCGACGTTGACGTTCAACGCTACGTCGGGTTCGTGGTGCATGAGATGCTGCACCAGAAATACACCGATTGGGCGGTGCGCTCTGAACTGTCCTACCTCGACCAGTTGCACAACGCCTGCGAGGACGCATGGATCGAGCACACGGGCATCGATGCCAGCCTGACCGGGAACATCGGTGGCCTGCTCACCGCGCTGCTGGATCAGATGGTCAGCGAGGCCAATGCCACCGTCACCGACTGGTCTGACCCCCGTCAGTACCCGTTCATCTTCGCGGTTTACCTGCGCCGTCACCTGAACTGCTACGTCCCCGTCCCTGAGGGTCTGGAGCCCATCATTCACGGGGCCACCCAGATGATCGGCGATTGCAAGTCGTCGACCGACACCCTGCGGGTGGCGCAGTGGATCATGGATCAACTCAAGGCCCTGTCGGACAACACCCCCCAGGACACCCCTTCAGAAGCCTCCAAAACGCCCTCAGAGGCGCAATCGGGTGATGGTCAAGGGGATGGTGAGGGTGAGGGTCAATCGGGGCGCCTGGACGGCAACCCCCATCCGAGTCCGGGCAAGGCCCGTGCCCCTGCGTCGGGCCAGGATGCGGTGCAGGTCGAGCCTAGCGCCAAGCTGGCGCAGGGCAAGGGGGGCCTGGGGTCATGGTCTGAGGGTGCAAGCCTGACCGAGGCCAACTACCACACCCGCACAAGCTGGCTTGATGACCAGCCCTCTGTGTCGGCGCGGCTGCGGTATGAGGTCAAGCGTTTGTTCGACAACTCGGGCATCGAGGATTTCCAGCGCAACCGCAAGTCGGGGTCGATCAACGTGAGCGCCTTGCACAAGGTCGGGCTGACCGACAAGTTGTTCCAGCGCCGCCATGAGATCGAGGGCATCGACTCTGCTGTCGTGATCTGCGTCGATGTGTCTGGCTCGATGTTTGACGAGGGCAAAAGCAACGCCAAGCATGGTGTCAGCAACCGTATCGTGCAGGCTGCACTTGCCACCCAGGCCCTGTTGGACACCCTGCACCGGGCGCAGGTCGCCACCTGTGTCCTGACGTTCGGTTCGCACACTGCGGTGATCAAGGCATTCGGCGAACACCCGACCAAGGCCAAGGCCCGGATTACTGGCCTGTCTAGCGGTGGGTCAACGAACGATTACTTCGCGGTGCGCTACGCCCACAAGCTGCTGTTGAATCGCCCGGAGCAACGCAAGATCGCCTTCGTGATCACCGACGGTGAGGGTAACTCGCCCTTCGTGCGCGCGCAGATCAAGACAGGCGAGCGACTTGGCATCACGACCATCGGGGTCGGCATCGAACTCGATGTGAGTCGCGTCTACCCGCAGTCGGTCAACGTCAAGGACGCAGCCGACCTGGGTGCGGTGTCGTTTAAACAAATTAAGTTGGCTGCGTGAGGTTTGGGGGGCTTGCCACCCCCCGTCTTTTTTTTAGGAGAAAGCAATGCAATATGTGATTGAACTGAAGAAGGTAATTGTGGTGTCGGTCGAGGCCGACAGCGAGGAGGCGGCACTGAACCGCTGCATGGAAAAGGATGACTTTCAAGACTCATGGTACTACGCTGAACCAGAGGCGACGATTCTGGAAACTGAAGAAGGAGAAAGCAATCATGTTGAAAACATCTGAACTGACCGGGGCCGCACTTGATTGGGCGGTGGCACAGGCGAACATTAACGGGGCGATTGAGTTCTACGGCTCACCCGACTTCCACCCCTCCACCAATTGGGCGCAAGGCGGGCCGATCATTGAGCGAGAGCGGATTGAGGTTCGCCCGTATGACGGGGAAGAATGGATAGCCACTGACAACTTGACCAATCACACGATTGGCCCAACGCCCCTGATCGCAGCGATGCGTTGCCATGTGATAGGCCAACTCGGTGACGAGGTGGATGTGCCCCCTGCTCTCAGTTGAGGAGGCTCAATGCAAATGGTCAAGGCGGTGACAAACCGCCACCCCACGTTCTTGAAAGAGGCATACAAGCTGGACGGTGTTGTCGATCTGGTCAACGACGAGCGATGGATCAGCCACGGGGATCGGTTCATCCGATTCGATGGTCTGTCGTTTGTCGTTTGCATCAAGGCCGACAACCCGATCAGCGTCCGCAAGTTCAACAACCTTCGCAGCGCGGTCAACTGCGCCAAGCGTGTTTAAACAGGAGAGATGAGATGGAACACAGAAACGACATGACGGTCGATGAAATGGAAACGCTGCTGAAAGAGGCATCCAGCCCCAACAAGAAAATGACCCTGTACTACGTCACCGGGTACAGCCACCACAACAACGAATGGTGGAGGTTCACCCTAACCGCGCCGTCCAGCGACGAGGCGGTCGACACCGTCAAGAACTACAACGACAGGCTGTCTCGGGTCAGCGCGACCGCCATCTGTGAGACGACCGATGATGTGTTTGTTGCACTTTAAATGAAGGGAAACCAACCATGACAACCAGCGCCTACGCTTTAGCGCGAAACGCACAACGCGAGTCCCTCAAACAACTGTGGGTCACCACTAGCGCCCATGTCGCCGAGATGGTGGATTCCATTCCGAAAGACGAGCGCCTTGAGCAACTCAGTCTGGCCCTGACCAGCGAGATGATCGGCAGGCAGCATCCGGACGAGGCTCAACAGATGTTGATTGAGCATCTGGCTGATGCCCTTCGGTCCGAGGCCCAATTAGCTCGATTCGTGCGCAACAATCCCAAACCAGTATCTGTGTGATCAGGGCATGAAGAAAGGGGGGCCAAGGCCCCCCTTCCTGTTTGTCCTGTCAGCGGGAAAGCAAACCTGTTGGAGGCCGCCCGACAAACTGATGTGGTTATATTTTTCGGGCCACTGCACACCTAACGCCCGGACGGGTCAATATGAGAAACCCCCGTCAGAACGTATCTAGATTCTCCGTGTACACACCTGCCGTCTTGTTGTAGAGCAGGCTGGTCTCGCCCTGAGACCCGATCCATCTGTAGCGACACTTCCAGACCGCTACCTCGACCACTGCGCCCTGTCCCCTGTGGACGGTGATGCCGCAGTCGGTCTTCGCCCACCATGCCATTGATCCGCTGATCGACATCCCGTCTGGACGGGGCTGGTCGTTTCCTGAACGGGTCATCTTGGCTGGATGCGCCACGAACCAGCAATGGACTTCGTGTGCCATGCAAAACTTCCGCACCTTTGTCAGCATGTTGCTGATCGCTTCCGTTTCCGCCGTGTCTTTCCGGGACATGTCGATGTAGTTGTACGGGTCAATCACCATCCCCCGCACACCCATTCTCTTCACTGAGGCCCGCGCCCGCTCCAAGATCGAGTCCAGCGTACTCGGTTCCTCCCCGTTCGTGTCCATGAAGATGAAGTGATCATTGACCCATTTAAACGCCTTGTCCCGGGTCACTGCGTCCATCCGATCGCGCCCGTCATGGAAACGCATCTGCGTGTATATCTCCATCAGACGCACGATATGGGTCTCGGGCTGGTTCTCAAAAGAACAGACCACGAACTTCCAGTCATTGTCTCGGGCGAGGTTCACCATCACCTGATCGACAAAGTTGGACTTGCCCGATGACGGGTAGCCTGTGACGACCGTCAACTGACCGGGGCCGACCGTGTAGATTTCATCGAGGGATGGATACCCGGTGCTGATCCCCCGCCCGTTGCCCTTGGAATACAGGTCTTCGATGGACTGTTTAAACTTGTCTGCCTCGCTGATTCCGCTGATCGGATACGGCTCGGCGGCATTGATGACCGTACCTACCTGAGAGGGGTCATCGAGCAAAACTTCGTTCAAATCTTTTTTGTCAAACTTGGCGACCCGGCATTTTTCCTTCCCAATGCGTCGAGCGAGTTCTTCTGCGAGGGCCTGCCCGGGCGTGTCTTGATCGGTTGCCAGCACAACGTAGGGGGCTGCGTCGATGATCTCTCGGGCGTTCCAAACGTAGGCAAACCGCTTGTCCTCAGAGGGGAGAACCTTTCCGTCTGCCACCTTGATCGGAGCGCCTGCGGGCACGCTGACAACGTTATTTAAACCCGCCTCCATCGCAGACAGGCAATCCATCTCGCCTTCCACAATGATGAGGGGTTGGCCCTTCTCGACATGTTCAAGGCCAAAGAAATCGTGAGCGCCGCCGCCTTCTTGCGTGAAGTCCTTCTCTTCGATGGATCGGTACTTGGCTGCGACCAGTGCGCCGTTGCGAAAGTACGGGAACCCGATGGAGTCGGTGCTGCGACCCAACTTGGCAAACCATTTATTCGCAGAGAACAGCTTGGCCCTGTCTGCGGTCTGGCGGCTGATGCCACGGCCCGCCAAGTATTCGTAATGGTTCTCTTCAAGCCTCTCGCTCGTGATGACGGGGTTTGGGACTGCTGACAATTTTCTCTCCTGCTTTTGGGGCTGAACCGATCCCTCGGCGAAACAATGGTGGCAGTAATACAGCACCGCCCCGTCAGACTTACGGGTCAGCGTCATATCCTTGATGTTCTTTTTCTTGCGCTCTGGTGAGCAAAACGGGCATACAACCCGTGCGGCGGTGTCGAAATGCTGTTGGCTTACAAGCTCTTCAATCATTTTTGGCTGCCGTCGGCCTTGCGTTTAAATGACCTGTTGGCAGACGCAGACTTAGCCCGCAGGTTGCTGCGAACCGTCGTGCCGCCTTTCCCGAGAGGGGTGATGTGGTCGACATCCTTGCCGTCGCCCTTGTGGACAACGCCTTCGCGCTCCAGCATTCGGCGGGCCTTGTTTCTCTGCGCTCGTTTCTTTTTGACCTC